GTTTCTGCCCTAAGCAACTCCCAGACTTTTCACCCGCCCCCGGCCCTGCGTGTCGCCTCTCGCGCGGTCTTGGCTGCGTGACACGCGACGCACAACAACATCAGGTTGCCCAGCTCGTTCGACCCGCCCTGCTCTAGCGGAACGACGTGATCGACCTCGTGATTGGTCCCGACCTCGCCGCACGCTTGGCACTGGTAGCGGTCACGCGCCATCACGGCCGCGCGGATCTTCATCCACGCATAGCCTGCGATGCGCTTCGTTGCGCCGGCCTTGTGGTCGAGCGTCTGCACCCTGGCTGCCTTGAGCGTCTGCACTCGGGGCTTGAGGGTTGTCAGCTTCATGTCCTGTAATCCAGCTGCGGGATACGTATCGCCTCGTCGGCGCCTGAGCCCATCGGCTCGCCGGCATCGCGTCCATCCGGCACAGATGCAGATCACCTCCTTCGAGATGACGCACAAAAGCAAAAAGCCGCGACCCTTTCGGATGGCGGCTTTCTTTGGGCGTGACTCTGCCCACGCGAGGAAGGTATCAACGAATCATGATGGCGTCAAGCGTCACAGCACAACCCCCTTCCTCGGCAGCTCCACCAACAGCCTCTCATGCGCCAACACCAGACAGCTCTCGTAGTTGTCGCGCGGAAACCGGAACACTGCTGCGATCCCATACCGACGCATCACCGCAGCCCTCTGAGCTGGCACGAGGTCTTGCACGCACGCATCCACTGCCCCGAACGTCGCGCTATCCACCGCATCGCACAGGCCCTCGAAATCCTGGCTGGATTCGCTGTAGCACGTCAGCGACTTGGACGGATAGCCCAGCTTGGGCCGGTAGGACTGCTGCCATTGCGCCCAGTCCTCGAGCAGCACGCGCAGCCGGTCCAGCGCCTTGAACATCGCATCGTCACGCATCATGCCGCAGCTCCTTCAAACATATCCGTCGTCACTTCGTCCCTCTCCGTCCTGCGCCGCACATCGCACACCGCTTGCCGCACCGAAGGCGGCGCCAGCAGCGCGAGGCGCCTGGCGCACACTGCGCCGAAGCACAGCCGGCCGACCCGGGCCGCCGGGCGCTTGAGTGGGCGTCCGCAGTGGGCGCATTTCATTCGAACACCTCGATGTCCCAGGCCCCGCCTGCGCGCTTCGGTTGTGGGCGCACTGCCAGAAACCGGAACGGGTAGGCTTCGGCGGCAACCTTGATCTTCACGCGGGCGTCATCGGTCCAGAATCCCTTCACCTCGTGGCACTCCATCTGCCCATTGGCGAGCATCACGGCGAAATCCGGCGTGTAGAACGTGCTGTCGGCCAGCCGCAGCTTGACCCCCTCGAACCGATACCACGCGACCTCCCCGGCGCGCTTGCGGCCCTCGAGCAGCCGCTCATAGGCGGCCTCGGTCTTGTTCATGGCGCCGGCTTTGAGCCGGCCAAGGGCGATCGTTGCGGGCTTCATGCTGCGGCCCCCATCGTCTTGCGATACCCCGCGGTCTGGTAGCACGCCGCGCAGCGCCAACCCTCCGCCGTCTTCTTGCGGCCCGACGTGCGCCGCGGCTTGCCGCATCCGCGACAGACGAAGCTCGGCCCGGTCACGCCGGGGCACCCGCTCTGCCGCTCGGTGGCATCGCGGAAGGCGTGTTCGTCGGAGCTGAAGTTGAAGGTCATACCGGAACCCTCCCGCCGTGGCGCTTCTTCATGTCCTCGATCTCGGCCGCCTGCTTCTCGGCCTGCACTTCGGCCTTGATCCGCTTGCTGCGCTCTTCATCGCGATCGGTGTCGATGCAGAGCTGGCGGAAATGCGCTGCCGCGGCATTCATCCATCCTTCGTCGTGCAACCGCTCCTGCACCGCCCTTGCGGCGTCCTTGTACTGCTGCATGGCTTCCACCTCGGAGATTTCGCCGGCTTTGCGCCAGCGTGCGAACATGGCCTTGAAGTCGGCGCGGAATTGGGTCAAGAAGGCTTGCCGGCCCTCGATATTGGCCTTCGCGCGAAGCGCCTCAAGCGTGCTCATGCGCGCCTCCGCAGCATGTCCATCGGCATCCGGTTCGAGGTCTCGATGAACTGGAGCGATCCGGGCTCAAACCAGAATCCGACCTTCCCTTCCCACTCGCCGTTGCGCTGCTTGTCGCATACTAGGATCGCGTCGGGTTCGTTGTCGTCGACGTCCTTTCCCGATCGCGACTTGTCCTCCTTGCCCTTGTTTCGCCACCACGTGATGACGTTGTCGACCTGATCGGTGATCGAGCCCGTGCCCTTCACGTCCATCTTCCCGGGCGGCGTGTTTTCGTCCTTGCCCTTGCGGCTGTGAGCCACGAAATGAACGTGCATCCCGGTGTCTCGCGCGACCGTGCAGATGCGGTCGACTAACATCTTCTGCGCCGTGTAGTCGTCCTCCCCGATCCCGCACTTCAGGAGACTGTCGAGCACGAAGTGGCTACACCCCTTCACCTCGGCCACGTACCGCATCACGCCGATCATCTTGTCGGCCGATACCGTGCCCTGCTGGTCGTAGATCCACATGCAGCGATCGGTCAGCTCGTGGAAGGCGCGGATGAAATCGGGGTCGGGCTTGCTTGCTCCCATCGCCTGCCGGCACATACGCGCCAGGGTGATGACGGGCTTCATCTCCAGCGAGGCGATGCACATGTTCTTCGCCTGCGTAACCAGCCCGACGCAGAACTGACCGAGCGCAAGCGACTTACCGTGCCCGTTGTAGCCGGCCCAAAGCGTCACCTCGCCGGGCCGGAAGGCGATCTTCCCGACCGTCTTCTCCCACGGCAGGATCTGCCCGCGCTCGACTTTCTCGTCCCAGAAATACGACACCACGTCCTCCGCGTACTGCCCCGACGAAACGACGCGCTGGTCGTGCTCCGTCAGGTCCATGTACGCCGCGAAGTCGATGTCATCCGCGAGGAAGTTAGCCACGGGCCACCTCCCGCCATCCGGCGCCCCTCGTCCATTCGTGCCCGATCACGCCCGGCATCTGGTCGAGAATGAAGACCGTCAGCCGTTCGACGAGCTGCTGCAGACGCCGGGTGATCTGCGTCAGCACCGAGGTCTTGCTGTCGGCCAGCAGCAGCACGTTGCAGCCGATGAGCGGACGGAAATCGAGCCGGGCCGACTCCGGGTTGTTGCCGATGCGGATCTCGGGCGCCCAATCGTCGAAACGCCACCACTTCGGCTCTTTCCCGTCGCCGATCACGACCCACACCGACGCGGGTTTGTGACCGGCAAGTCGCGCGGCCTGAAGCATCCCAAGGGCGCGGCTCATAGCACCCCCGCGAGCCACTCGGGCTTGGCAGTGATTGCCGCCGGAGCGATGTCCTCGTCTTCCCACCCGCGGCTGTTCAGCCAGGATGCCGGGTACGGGATGAACTTCCCGCCGTCCTTCGCCCACCCGTCCCGAGTCTTGGCACGCTGTACGGCTGCCAGGATCGTGCCTAGCAGGTGCTCGTCGGGATTGAGTTTTGCGAAAGCCTTCTCGGCATCGCCTTTGCTGACCTTCCGGGGGTAGGCAGACCAGAAGTCATCGAAGCCCACCGGCACGCGACGCGTGTTCCTTTCCTTTCCTTCCTTTCCTTCCTTCCCCTGTGACGCGTCTCCACGCGTGCCTGACGCGTCAATTTCACCAATCGAGGAAGCCTCTGAGGAACCCCGCGACGCGTCTTGACGCGTGCCTGACGCGTCGCGGGCCTTCCTCGATTTCGGCTCGGGGAGCACTGAGGCCGATTCGCGGTTGTTGATGATCTGATGTTTGCCGAAGCTCGGGATGAATGCGAATACCTTCCCGTCATGCTCGTACAGCTCAATCAACCCCGCGTCGATCAGCTCGGCGGCCATCATGTCGATGTCGCAATCGTCAGCCGGGAAATAGCGCATCTTGAGCGTCTTCGGCTTCCACGAAAGACGGCCTTCCCGATCTGCCTCACACCACAGCGACACGTAAAAGAGGCGTGCAAGCGGCGTCAGCGACACGATATCCTCAGACGTGAAAAACTCTGGCTTGATGGTCCTGATGCGTGCCATCAGATCCCCCTACCAGCTTCCATGCGCGCAACCTGCGCTGCGCTGCGGGTGTTGATGAGGCGCGTGAAGTCGGCGCAGGCCTTCGTGCGCCCGCGGTCGTGCCTCAGCATCCGATGCATTGCCAGTCGGATGCGAAGCTCGTGCATCGCGTCGAGCAGGTCACGCAACAGGCCGGATGCCTCTTGCGTTGGATGTTCTTTTGCGGTCATACTGGTCTCACTTTCATGAAGCCCGCCGAGGTGTTCCAGCACCGATGACGCGGGCTTTGTTTTTGTCTGCCGTCAGGCCGCAGACGACGCCTGCAGCTGCTTCACCAGCGCCAAGAGGTCGGGCAGCTTCTTCATCAGCTCCGCCGCCGCCCTGCGCTGCTTCACCTCTTCCCCTTCCAGATACTTCTCGATCAGGTAGTAGATCGGCCGCATGTCGCCGGTAGCCGCCAGGTACTTCTCGAGGTCGTCGCACGACAGCCGGCGCGGGTCGTCCGGATTCCCGGCGAGCTTGCGCGAGAGGTCCTACTGGCTCATGTCCATGTCCGCCGCGATCGTCTTCAGCGGGTTGCGGTGCGAGTACGCGCCCTCCCGCACACACGCCAGCAGCGAGTCATGGCGCTCGCACAAACCCGGCTCGAAATCGAGCGTCAGTTGGTTACTGGCATGTAGTGCGCTCATTTTTTCCTCTAGTTGCCGATAGCCGGCGAGGTAAAAAAAGATACCGACCGGGCTGCCCCGGCCGGCGCAATGCGGCGAGAGCCGCAGGAGGAGACAGCGGTGAAAACGAGTGACATGTCAGGCGGCGATCTTGCGCGACTCGTTTGCGAAGTAGTCGGCGAGGGTCTGGACCTTGCTATATCCCGGGTCGCCTTCGCCGTTCTTGATGCGGTGGCAAGTGTCGTAAGCAATGCCAGACTCGGCAGCGACGCGACGGAGGTCGCCTTTGTGCGCCTCAAGCTGCTGTCGGACGAATTCAAGGAGGTCAGGCATGGTTGATTACGCGGTTTGTTGTGACGCATCCAGTTTAGGCGGATACGCCTACCATTGCAAGGCACACATGCCTAGTCTGTTGCGCGACACTAGGCGCATGAAACGCGCTCCGACAGAAATCGTTTCCGCGAACCTCCGCGCGCTGATGCTTGACTCAGATATGGCGAAGTGGGGCGGCGAGCCAAATCAGTCGATGCTGGCAAAGTTGAGCGGCGCAGATCAGCGAATGATCGGCCGCGTGCTTGCGCAGGAACTGAGCCCCACGGTCGACATGCTTGAAAAGCTCGCGCGAGCATTCGGCTTGCACGCATGGCAGATGCTCATACCGGATCTTGACCCTAGAAATCCGCCAGTTGTTGTAATGTCAGAGGCAGAGCGGCAGTTCTATCGCCGCCTGGAAGAACTGCGAACGAACGAGCCGCCACCGCGGCGTTACATCACCAACTGAGCAAGGGCAACCCATGAAGCCGATCATCTGCACCATCGCCGCGCTTGCCATGACGGCCTGCGCCGGCATCCCCACGAAGACCGACACGTATCTGCGCGACAAGCCGACCGAGTACGCGTCAGGCTACCGCGACGGCTGCAACAGCGGCTATGCGGCGGCGGGGAACCCTTACTACAGCATGAGCAAGGACGTTGTGCGCGCAACGTCGGACGCCCTCTACAGAACGGGATGGGACGACGGCTATATGAGCTGTAAAGCGCACTCCGAGTCGATCGATCGCGCCATCCTCAGACGGTAGCCATCCCATCTCAAACAACGTCCCGCCTTGCGCGGGATTTTTTTTGCCCTTTCTAGGCGGATATGCCTTGACTAGTTAGTCAGATGCGCCTAATCTTCACCTCAACGCAGCACGAAACACCGCTGCAGCTCTTTACCCGGCCAGCGCAGCCCACCGCGCCCGCTACAACTTGCAGCAACAAGCGAAACCAGACCCTGCGCGACAAGCGCCAGCCGGAACCGACCGTCTGCGCGACGAAGCTCGCAAGCCCGCACAGGAATGGACTGCACGCCAGATGAGCGATGCAGGCGCGGCTAACTCCCCGCGCGAATAGGGACGAGCAGTGACAGACATCAGCCGAGGGCGCAAGCCCGCATCGGCGCCGGACGCTGTAACCGGCGGATCAAGTCGAGCCGCTTCGAGAGAGGAGGCTGGGCTGGATCAGTTGTCCCCCACGCATCCGCGACCGTCAGCGCGGGCCATCCGGGGTAAGGGATGGCGACCTCTAAGGTAGAGCTGCCTGCTCCTTACGGAGCAGCGAAAGCCACCGCAGGGCCGAAGCGTCGAAAGGCGCATAGGCAGAGAGCAAGAGAGATAGGACGGATCATGCGGGATGAACACAAGAAAGTGCAGGTTCGATTCCTGCTCGTTTGTCGAGGCTTGGTAGGACGGGGGCCGGTTCGAGTCCGGGAATGGTCGCAGGGCGACAAACGACATGACAGCCTGGAAAGACAGGCGACAAATTTAAGTTTGTCGGAGCCGTACAAGACGGAAGTCTTGGAAGAATGGTAAGCCTGCGGCGGGCGAAACCACCTCTACCATGCGGAGCTAACAAGGCGAACCACCTGCCGAGGACATGGGAATGCAAAGCCGCTGCAGCGGTCTGTGGTGACAGCCCGGAGAGACGGGCCAGATTCTTGCGTCCGCAACCGACTTTTAGTCGGGTTTCGCATCCAGCATGAAACATAGAGCGGATAACTGCTGGCGGGGATCGCCCCTGAAACGAAGTGCCAACGCACAGCACGAGACGGCGATTGACGACGGATGGGCTTCGGCTCTACCGATCGTCGGCGAGACAGTCCGGAGAGACGGGCGCACGCCTTAGCAATAGGGCGTACAGCGAAGGGCTTCGCAAAAGCTGGTCGAGCAATAGCATGAGCCGTCAGCATGTGCAGGAGCCAGCGGCGTACAGACGCCACAGACAACGCGAAGCCCTTCGCTGTATCACCGATGTAGCTCAGTTGGTAGAGCAGCGTATCGCTAAGTCTCAGGTTCGAGTCCTGACATCGGCACGGCACACTCTTGCAGATCATCGCTTGGGCTCTTTTGTGCGCTGGATAGCGTAACCAGCTCCTAAACGCATGGCGATTGCAGCACCGGGAGAAATCCCGCCACGTTGCTGTATCTGGGCGCGCAGATCAATCGCCAGCCGTATAGGTATCTCCCCTCTCGCCGGTCTAGCAGAAATGCAGACCGGCATTTTTTTGGAGCGAACGAAATGAACGCGGCGTGCATGCCAGGAATGGGCGACGAGAAAACATGGGGCGCAGTGCAGCACCCGAACGATCCGCGCCAGCCGGAACCGACCGACGAGGAAGGCGACGACGGAACGCTGGACCTGCTCGCTGAGTTGCGCGCCTGGATTGACGACGCGGAGCTCGCCTACGAACTCGGCAACGACGAGAAGGCTTTGCAGTGCCTGCGCGAGCTGATCGAGACCGCGCGCCAGATCACCGAGGGCGTTCCGGCATGAGCGAGCGCCGCCAATTCACCTTGCTGCGCGACCACCTCGACCTGCTCGCCTGGTCGGCCACAGCCGGACACTTGACCACGCTGGAATCCGCGCGTCGCATGCGGGCCGCCGGCGCAACCCTGGAGATGACTCGCCGGGCTCTACGGAGGGCGCACCAATGCTCTGGACTGTCCTTTTCCTCGCCGGTTGGCTTTGCGCCGGACTCCTTCCCTGCTGCCTTTTCCTGAACGGTGATCGTGATGAGTGAATGGAAAGTCGCGCTGCTGCTCGGTGCCGTGTTCTTGTTCGGCACCGGGCTGCTCGAGGCGCACGACGCCTACACCGACGCGCAGATCGTCAAAGCGGACTGCGCGCAGCCGAAGGTGATGATCGCGGAGGCGGGCGAATGATCCTCGCGCACCGCACGCATATCCCGTCGCACGTCATCCGGCGCGACGCCTACGACGCCCGCACGGACGGGCATCACATGACGCTCTCGGAATGGCTCGGGGCGAAGCGCGCAGTTCGAGGCGGCGCACCCATGGTACGGCAACCGCAGCGACGCGGGCCGGCGGGCGTTTGACAACTGGCTTTACATGAGAGGGAAGACGGAATGAACGCACCGACGCGAGACGAGTTTCTGCAGCGCCGCATGTCCGGCATCGGCGGCAGCGATATTGCCGCGATTCTTGGTCTGAGCCCGTACAAGACGGGCCTGCAGATCTGGATGGAGAAGACCGGGCGCGACACCAGCGAGCCCGATGGTGCCGCGCTGGAGCGCATGCACTGGGGCACAGTCCTCGAGGATGTGGTCGCTCGCCACTACAGCGAGGTGCGCGGCGTGAAGATCCAGCGCATCAATCAGCAGCTTGCGCACCCTCAGTGCGCGATTGCACTCGCCAACATCGACCGCGCCGTGCTCGAGGAAGGCAAGCGCGCCCGGTGGGACATCAACGCGGGCCGCGTCGTAGGCGCCCGCAGCGTGCTCGAGGTAAAAACGGCGCACGCCCTGGCGCAGAACGGCGCCGATTGGGGCGAAGCCGGCACAGACGAAGTGCCGCAGCACTACTGGACACAGTGCCAGTGGTACATGGGCATCACCGGCCTGCCGTTAGCCGACCTGGCGGTGCTGTTCGGCGGCCAGCGGTTCGTCACCTACACGATCCCATTCGAGCGCGACCTGTTCGCCGACATGCTCGCTGAGGCTGACCGCTGGTGGAGGGCGCACGTCATCGCCGACCTGCCGCCGCCGGCCACGACCGAGGATGACGCCCGCCGACTATGGAAGTCGCACGTCGCCGGGCGCGAAAAGATCGTCGACGCCAACACGGCGACCGCCGTCGATGAGCTGCGCGTGGTCAAGGAGCAGATCAAGGCGCTCGAGGGGCAAGAACAGGCGCTGCGCGACTGCATCGCCTGCGCCTTCGAGGATGCCGAGGCCATCAGCTACATGGGCCGCAAGCTGGCGACGTGGAAGCAGAACAAGGCCAGCAGCAAAACGGACTGGAAAGCGGCATTCGCCGACGCATCCGGCCACCTCAGCGCGGAGATCGCCGCACTGATCCGAGACCAGCACACCACCGAAACCGAAGGCGACCGCGTGGCTCTCCGGATAATCGTGTGTAATCCATGATTCTGTGCTAGATTCATAAAACGGAATAACGTGTGGAGCACGTGAAGGAGAAATCATGCGCAAAGACTCAGACGCATTCGGCCCGCTGCCGGAGAAGCCGGCTGCACTCTTTGACCATCCGAAGCTCGGAGAGCTGTACGACTTCCTTGCAATGGACCTACATGCGATGAAGTACGCCGAGCAGTGCGTAAAGGAAGAGCGAGAGGCGTGCGCGAAGCTGGTAGAGGCGCTGCATGACGAATTGCCTGACTCGGTCGCAGCCGCCATTCGGGCGCGAGGCGATCGGATGGGGCAGCGAATGGCAAAAGGAGCCCCGATCGCATTCGTTGGCGAGCCGCCGAAGAAGAAAGGCCCTGTTGCATGGCTGTTTCGTAACCAAAGCAATGTTGTCGAAGTGATGTTCCACAACCAGATTGCGCCAGCGGACTACCACGCAGTTCAAAGGTTTCTTGGGGATCTTCCGCTGAGCAAGGCTGTTCCTCTCTACTACGATCAGCGCACTCGGGAGAGCAGCGACCCAGATCAGGCCGCGCATGAAACTGGACCGCAAGAATGACCAGAGATGAATACGGCTCAACGGATTAAGGTGTGGAAGGCGCTGAATGACCGCTAGTACGCTCCGTGTGGAATCGCACATAGCAGCCAGAGCAAAGAAGCTCCATGCCTTCCTCTGGTTTGTCATCGAAATACGGCCCCTTGGTGCGAGCCGCCAGCAGTTCCTTGTCTTCATAGATTCCTCCACAGGAGCGGCATGTGTTGCCGTACTTGGCGATGAGCGTGGCCCGCATGCTTCGCTTCTTCCGCTGAATTTCACGGATGACATCCATGCGGTCAGGCTCTTCGACGACAGGCGGATGAATCTTGACCTTGCTGAACAGAAGTCGAGCGCGAAGGACTTCAAAGCTGTATCCACGGCCAGAGCGATTGATGACCTTCGCCACTCCGTTCAGAGCTTCCGTGTAGCCATTGCTGATTGGATGGTCGAAGAAGGCCAGAATCTCTTCCCGCCAGTTCCTAGTAGCCGTCAGCAGTGGGGCGAAAGACTTCTTGCCGCGCTTCATGCGTGCAGGCACGGACTCCCGCCAGGCATCGAGACGACGCCCAGCCTCTTCCCTGGTTGGCGAATCGTAGATGTCGTAGAAGGACTCCTTCAGGCGGTACGCCATAGCAACCTCTGGCTCGTTGTCCAGCCACATCTGGAGGTTGAAGCGGCCCTTCTCGTCGAGGTTCTTGTAGCGCATCCGCAGCAGCGCCTTACGCCGCATCCAGTCTTTCCCGGTGGCCTTGTCCTGGTCTTTGGCGAGGCTGATTCGGATGTCGTCCATCGCCTTGTTAGCCATCTTGACGACGTGGAACTTGTCGATGATGACTGGCAATCCAGGGAAGACAGCCTGTGCCGCATCCTTGTACGGTCGCCACATGTCGATTGCCAAGCCTTTGACAACGCGCTTGTCCTTGAACTGCCAAAGCCAACTGGTGACGCTCGGCTTGTCTCTGTCGGGCAGCATGTCGATTGGCAGCCGATTCACCACATCAGTGATGATGCAGCGAAGCTTTCCATCAATCTGCGTCTCGTCAATGCCAAGCCACTCAGGAAGCCACGGCTTGTAGTCGGCATTGAGTCGCTCGATGTAGTCGCCGGCCAGGTTGCGAACGGTCTTATCGTCGCATCCGACAAGCTCAGCGATATGCAGGAAGGTCTGGCGCAGGCATTGGGTCTGGATGAAGTCCACGCAACGGCTGGTCATCCTGCTGTCTTGGTGAATGCCACCCAGGGGCTGGATGAATGTCCCTCCACACTCCCGGCACTTGAACCGCTGCGCCTTCGCCAAGAGCCTGGATGGCATGCCACGAATAGGGCTGTCTCGGTAAGCGATTTGCTTGGGGCCGTGGCGGTACAGGTTGCCGATGACGCCGCACTTGGTGCAGGCGTCAGGCTGGATGGTGTATTCGGCTTCGATTTCGTACTCGCCGTCGATGATTCGACGGTCGATGGTGTTCCAGCCGTCCAGGTCGAGAATGTCAGTCATTTGCCAGCGTACGCCAACTGTGCCTTGACCAACTCGGGATGTGGGCCGAACTCCTTGATGTTCAGCGAAACATCGCGCTTACTCATCCACAGCCAATCTTCTTCGCCGTCTTCAATGACGGCAACTCGTGCCGCTTCCGCGCCGCGAACCCATCGACGGTCGTTGAACTCTATGAAACGAAATTCGATAGCCATCACAGGTCATCCTCATCAAATGATGATGTGTAGGTCGGCTTGTAACCGCCTTGAACCCAGTAGCTCGTATCGCACTGTGGGCATGTCACAGAGGTCCGTCCTTCGTCTGGCGCAAGCGCCCACAAATCGTCATCTGCGAAATCGCTATTCATGTCATCTGAGTCAAGCGCATATCCGCAGCCTGGGCATGTCGGTGATGGTTGCTCATAGGTATCTGGCTTGGTCATTTCACTACCTTTCCACACGTTAATCCGATTTATGACTATACAACATCATGACGAATTACACACGTTATTCCGTAGAGCCCGTACTTCGATCACCCGATCAGCAACGGCTACACCGAGGCCCTGAACGGCGTCGCCAAGGTCATTAACCGGGCGGGGCGGGGGTACAGCTTCGAGGTGCTCAGGGCGCGGCTGTTGTTCGGCAAGGAGGGTCGCAACACGTCTCTGAAGCGGTGCCCTTCTTGCGGCGGCCTGTTCGTGTCGATGGTAACGACGAAGCTCGCCGTTGGTGCTGATGGGCTTAAGCCCATCAGCACCAACGAAACCCGAACCATCTGCACTCATTGCAGCGAGCGATTCCACACGGAAGACCATCCTCAACATGACCCACTCACCACACGTTAATCCGCTGAGCGGGAGTTTCTAAATCAGCAATTTACCGCCTCAAGAACGGCGTCACATGGAAATCAAGGAGCGCGCAATGAGCGAGATCACCCGAATTACTGAGTCCGCCGAAGACCTGCCGACGATCGGAATCCAAGACTACAGCAGCCAAGGGCTGCTATCCGACTTCGCCAAGGTCCGCGTCATGAATGAAATGGCGCAAATGATGAGCACGGCCGCTGTCGCCGTCCCGCAGCACCTGCGCGGGAAACAAGGCGACTGCCTGGCGATCGTGATGCAGGCCGCGCAGTGGGGCATGAACCCATTCGCGGTTGCTCAAAAAACGCACTTGGTGAATGGCTCACTTGGTTACGAGGCGCAGCTCGTAATCGCCGTTCTCAACTCTTCGCCGCTGCTGCACGAACGCATCAAGTTCGAATGGTTCGGGGACTGGAAGGGCGTTGCAGGAAAGACCGACAAGAGTCACGAACGCGGGGTGCGCGTGTTCGCAACCATCAAGGGCGAGGCGGAGCCGCGCGAGATGTTCGTGACGATGGCGCAGGCCGGTGTGCGCAACTCGCCGCTCTGGGAGATTGATCCGAAGCAGCAACTCGCCTACCTCGCCGCGAAGCGTTGGGCGCGACTACATACGCCCGACGTGATCCTCGGAGTCTACACGCCGGATGAACTTGAGCAGCCCGCCGAAAAGGACATGGGCGCCGCGGAAGACGTGACGCAGAAAGCCCAGCCGAAGTCCCGCGCCGACAAGGCTCGCGCCGCGCTCGCCGACAAGCGCGGTGAGTCGCAGACCATCCCCGCTGTCACCCTGCCGACGCTCAACCAGGTGCTGTCCGCGATCGACGCAGCGCACGACGGCGAGACGATGGCGAAGGCCAAGGAGCTTGGCGCGCAGATGGCCGATGGGCCGGACAAGCAGACCGCCATCGACGCGTACAAGCGCCGCGCTGCGGCGCTTAAGGCGAACGCCGAGCAACCCCCGACCGTCGATCCCGAGACCGGCGAAGTGCAAGACGACTTCCTGACCGACTACGAAGCGGCAGAGCAGCAATGAGACCCGCTGCAATCACGCTCGATGTGCTCATGGGCCGCGCACCCCCGCCGCCCGTAGCGGTTCCGCGCCGGCCCCGCGCCGCGCCGGTATCTCAGCAGCTTCCGCCCGACCCGATAGCCGACGACACGAAGCGGCGCCGCGACGACATCGCGGCGTTCGTCGCCGCGAATCAGCCCGTCACCTCTGGGGAGATTTCGGCGTGGGCGGAGATACCGCCAATGAGCCTGGGCTCAGACCTTCGCGCCCTACGTATGCAGGGACGCATTCGGAAGATCGGGCGCACGACGAAGATGGAAGGGCAGGACGCGATTTGGGGGACGGATCAATGACCCGCCACCGCTGGACCGCCGCATAAATCGAAACCCTGCGCCGCCTCTACCCCACGCACGCCGCGCGCGACATCGCCGCCCACCCTACACAGCCCGCCATGTGCGGACTTTTTTATTGGAGTAAGCATGGGAGCGTATGAGGACTTCGTAGCACGCAAACTGCGCTTTCAGTCTGGAAATGGACTAGACGTTGAGCCACGCGACTACGGGCTGTTTCCGCACCAAAAGGATTTGGTTAGATGGGCGCTGCGCCGTGGGCGTGCCGCGATCTTCGCCGATACCGGACTCGGCAAGAGCCGGATGCAAGTTGCTTGGTCTGACACCATCGCCCGCGAAACCGGATGCGATGTGCTGATTCTTGCGCCGCTGGCGGTAGCAGAGCAGACCGCTGAGGAAGGCGCGTCCATTGGCGTGAAGGTGACGCACGCACGCGACGGCGCAGACGTTCAGCCCGGTGTCAACATCACCAACTACGCCCGCCTTCACCGCTTCAATTGCAGCCGCTTTGCCGGCGTCGTGCTGGATGAATCGAGCATCATCAAGCACCACACCAGCAAGACATTGCAGCAGCTTCTAGAGGCGTTTGAACGCACACCGTACAAGCTCTGCGCGACTGCAACTCCAGCGCCGAACGACTGGACTGAGTTGGGCACGCACGCGCAATTCCTTGGCTACCGGACTCAGGCCGAAATGCTCGCAGAGTTCTTTGTGCATGACGGAGGAGATACCGGGACATGGCGGCTCAAAGGCCACGCGAAGCATCTGTTCTGGAAGTGGGTTGCATCGTGGGGTGCTCTACTCCGATCTCCTGCGGATCTAGGGCACGACGCATCGGCGTATGCGCTCCCGCCGCTTGAAGTCACACAGCATACCGTAGAAGGCGGGGTCGAAGCCGCCGAAGGGATGCTGTTTGCACTGGAGGCATCCAGTCTGATGGAGCGCCGGGATGCTCGCAGGGCATCACTCGCAGCCAGGGTGAAGGCGTGCGCCGATTTAGTGAATGCAGATGGTCAGCCGTGGATTGTCTGGTGCGACCTGAACGACGAAGCCGACGCGCTGTGTGACGCGATACCCGACGCCGTTGAGATTCGCGGTAGCGACGACGACGCAGACAAAGAAAAACGCCTTCACGACTTCGCGCACGGGCGAATCCGTGTGCTCATCACGAAGCCAAAGATCGCAGGGTTTGGCCTCAATTGGCAGCACTGCGCCCGCATGGCATTCGTCGGCGTGACCGACTCGTTTGAAGCGTACTACCAAGCCGTTCGTAGATGCTGGCGCTTCGGTCAGAAGCGTCCTGTGCATGTGCATATCTTCGCCAGCGAGCAGGAAGGCTCCGTCGTATCGAACCTTGCCCGCAAAGAAGCCGACGCTAAAGCGATGGCCGAATTGCTATCCGCCGAAACGCTCGACGCTGTGCGCGAATCAGTCCTCGGCTTTGCACGAGAAACAAACGACTACACGCCGTCCGCACAGATGGCGATTCCCTCTTTCTTGAAGGTGACGATATGACCTCTGTACTGAACCAATCCATCGGAGAGAACTACGCGCTCTATAACGCCGACTGCGTTGAAGTTGTGCGCGGCCTTCCTGATGCGTCGGTCGATTACTCGATCTTCTCGCCGCCGTTTGCGAGTCTCTATACCTACTCCAACTCGCCGCGCGATATGGGCAACGTTCGCAACGATGACGAGTTCTTCGAGCAGTTCGATTACCTCGTCAAAGAACTGCGGCGCGTCATCAAGCCGGGTCACAACGTCAGCTTCCATTGCATGCTGCTTCCGACCAGCAAGGAACGCGATGGATACATCGGATTAAAGGACTTCCGCTCAGATCTGATCCGCGCTTTCCAGAAGCACGGCTTCATATTCCATAGCGAAGTCGTGATCTGGAAAGACCCGGTAACGGCGATGCAGCGCACGAAAGCCCTCGGCCTGCTGCACAAGACGATCCGCACGAACGCGACGATGTGCCGCCAGGGCATTCCTGACTACCTCATCACCATGAGAGCACCGGGGGATATCGTTGATCGCGTTGCACACGGCGCAGATTTGCCGGTGGATGAGTGGCAGAAGCTGGCGAGCCCGGTATGGATGGACATCAATCCATCCGACACCCTGCAATACCAATCCGCACGAGAGCACGACGACGAGCGCCATATCTGCCCGCTTCAACTGGAAGTCATCCGGCGAGGAATTCGCCTCTGGACGCTGCCGGGTGATGTTGTGCTGTCTCCGTTCGCCGGGATCGGATCTGAGGGGCACGTATCAATCCAGATGGGACGCAAGTTCATCGGCGCGGAGCTGAAGCGCAGTTACTACGAACAGGCATCGCGCAATCTGGCAGCGGCGCACATGAAAACGAAGGATCTGTTTTCGGAGGCCGCATGATCCCCTCACTCATTGAGCAAGTCATCGCCGCACGCATCCCGAGCCAGCAAGAAGCCGCAGGCCGCGAGGCGCGCATCGCCCGCACCGAGCGCGAGCGGCGCGCGAACGTCATCGCCCGCCCCATGCGCAACCTCATGGACATGCTGCGACAGGGCGAGGTCTACGAGATCGACGGACGCGCCGTGATGCGCATGCCCGAGATTGACGAGCAGTTCGCCACCCGCGCGGAATGGTGCGAGATCGCCCCGGCCATCGAAGGCTGGCGCGACTGCTGGCAGCGCCTCGCGCCGGACATCAGCACGTACTACCTCGGCATCCTCGCGCAGCGTCTGCGGGAGGATAAGCCGATCACGCCAAGGCTCGTCGAGCAGGCTCGCGCGGAGTTCGATGCTACGGTCGCGCGGCTGGTGGATATCCCCCCGGCGAGGTGACGAGCGCGATTCGGACGACGGAGATTGCGTGGGAGATCGAGAAATTGAATCAGGAGGCTGCGTGAAAGACATCATCCTGAGCCTCTACGACATGACGGGAAACATGACGAAACCGTGGCTCGACGCGGGCTATACCGCTGTGCTCGTGGATATGCAGCACCCGACAGGCGTCACCCAGGAGGGCAGCGTCATCAAGGTCGGAGCGGACATCCGCAACGGCTGGATTCCGCCGCGCGACATGCTCGACCGGATTGCATTCGTCGCCGCATTTCCGCCGTGCGATCACCTGGCGGTGAGCGGTGCGCGCTGGTTCAAGGGGAAGGGGCTACGCAAGCTGGCGTTGAGTATTGACCTGTTCGCCACCGCCGCCGAGTTGTGCGAGTGGATCGGCGCTCCGTACATGATCGAAAACCCGGTGAGCACGATCAGCACCTACTGGCGCAAACCGGATGCGACGTTTCCCCCGCACCACTTCACGCTGCTGGAACCGGACGACAACTACACGAAGCAGACCTGTCTCTGGATCGGGGGTGGGTGCGTCATGCCGGATAGCTGCCGCGATTTCACATTGGGCGCACCGGATGACCGCATCCACAAGGCAGCACCAGGGCCGGAGCGGGCGAACTACCGAAGCGCAACGCCGATGGGGTTTGCGCGTGCGGTGTTCAACGCGAACGGAAAGCAACTGATGAGGATTGCAGCATGAGCCCCACCGACCTCGCCGCCTGGCGGCAGCACATGTCCTACACCCAGCGCGACGCAGCGTCCGCGCTGGGCGTCACCCTGCCCACGTATCAGCGCCTCGAGCGCGGCGCGGAATGGGCCGACGGCGCCCCGGTCCAGATCGACCGCCGCACCGCGCTCGCCTGCGCTGCACTGGCCGCCGGGCTGTCGGAGTGGGCGCCGCCGGCCTAGCCGCACCCCCTACCCTGCTCGCACGCGCACCGCGCCCGGTCACACCGCCGCACGCGCCCGCGAAAGATGATCGCCCGCCAGATCTGCCACGGCCTGCCGAGACCGGGCCGGACGGGCACGAAATGCCGGATCTCCGCGCCGTCCAGCCCCCCAGGTGGCGCCCACAGGAAATGCGGCACCCATCGGTAGCGCGAACGGCGCACGATGATGTAGCCGCCGTGCCGGAAGTACTGGACGAAAGCGAAGATCAGGCAGTTCGAGCGCATGTCACAAAGCCGCGGCCTGGATGAACAGCGCGTCGATCTGCGTATCCGTCAGCCCGATCGCCGCGGCCAGCGTGGCCAGCATCGGATTGTCCCTGTCGAGGTAGAGCGACTTGTCCCACGTGATCTGCGCCGCAGCTTTGACGGCAGGCGGCAGCGCGTTGATAACGGTTTGCACTTGCGGCAGGTGGCCCGACTGCAACAGGCACAACTGCGCTTGCCGTGCCGTCACCCGCGCCGGCACTACAGACGGCGCCTCGTATGCGGGAAACGGCGGAAGCAGCGTGCGCAGTTCGGCGCGCAGCTCGCGCGCCTCGACTTCGAGGGGTGTAATGATCTGCTCGTCGGCCGTCGTGCCG